ATGAAAAGGAGAGTGATAAAAGCCTTTATAGAGAGAGGTGCAGACGGAAGTTACGGAGTCTATTTCAAGGATGATCTTCCCGTTGGTTTTTTTGGGGAAGGAGCCTCAGCCGAAGAAGCCATTCAGGACTTCAAGCTTTCTTTCGACGATATGAAAGAAGAAGTGAGCGGAGTCGATCTTGAGTTGTTGAATTCGATTGAGTTTGAGTATCATCATGATGTGCCGAGCATATTGTCTTATTTCAGCGGTATTTTTACGCTTGCTGGATTGTCGCGGCTGACCGGTATCAATCAGCGTCAGCTCGGACACTATCTTTCCGGGCATCGTCATCCTTCGGAAACGACTACTCGCAAGATTGAGGAGTCGTTGCACCGCTTAAGCGAAGATCTGCGGAAGGTACATCTGGTATAGAGAGACGAGAATATAGAGGACTTGTCGGGCTACGATGTCGATTTGATCAATCTCTACGACGAAGAAATGACCCTGCGCATCAGTGGAAATTACGCGCGGATGGATGTACGCATCGTATCTTTGATGCCGGAAGGAGGTGCCCAATGAGAACGACAAACCAATTCTTTTTCCGAAAGACGGGCAAGGATCCCAAGGAGATGGTAAGAGCGTGTATAGAGGAGATGCTCGGCTCTGTGCCAGATAATGAGGGCTTCACCCTTTCCGGGACACTTCGTGTTTCCACTTGGACTCCTGAAGAAGACGAAGGAGGCGATGATTGCTTTATAATCGAATCTGTTCACAGTTCGTTGAATAGCATTTCATATCAAAGAGTATTCACCCCTTCAGAATCCGGAAGACTATGATACGTACAGATTGTTTCCACGTTGGTCGGCAGGATGTCGATGTGGATGGTAAGAGAACGAGGCTGTACAGCTTTTCGATACAAGACGATAAGCGGTGTCGGCATCCTGAGAATAAAGGTGGTGGGCTTTTTATCGAGGTCGAACATGCTACCGCTGACGATCTGCGCTACATACAGCGAATCGTAACCAGATTGGTCGAAGAATGTTTAAGTAAGGAGGTGCCCAATGAATGACGAAAATCCGACCCCGGATCTGCATCTGTATATGGATGCAATCCTGAGGCGTTTCCGCCTGGCCCTTGAGGAGGATGCCACGCACTTCTTCACGACGGCGGAGGTGTGCGACGCGATCAGAGTGCTTAATCCGGAGATCAAAGGATTAGCCCTTGCTGTAGTGCACGATGCCCTCGTGGAGGCGGGATTCCGCCTCGGCTCTCCGCTCGGTATGCAGAGCCTGGCTTTCAGGTGGATGATGGAGGAAAAATAGTACATTCGCTGTATGATCACGAACGACATGATAAAGCGCGAGTTCATACATCGCGCACTCGGTAGCGGGTTCCATCGCATCAGTAAGATGCAGGAGCGCGCTGCCGCTCGCTCCTACACAGGCGGTACGGGTTATATGCGTAGCCACTTCGCGAGTGTGCCGCTTACAGTGGAGAAGCCGGGCGAACGCTACGCCCTGCGTACGCTGGACTATACCCGTTTCCTTGACATCAAGTATGCCAAGGGTGCGGCTTATCGCTCCTCCGGTCGAGCTCCGCTCTACAACCGGCTGGTTTGGGGCGTACTCTATCGAGAAGTTATCCCTGAGATTCGATACGGACTCAGGTCTGGCGTCAAGGACTCCATCCGACGTGAGCTGGAGGAGCTGACAGATAAATAATTCTCATAAAGACGATAAAGATGAAAGATTTGTTTTTCGCCGCTCGAATCCTCGTACTATTGTTTGTTACTTTTCTGTTGGGAGACCATCTCTTTGCTACTGACCGAAGCTTTTGGAACGGGCTGTTGTATATCCTGTTCGCTTCGGTTGGTTTGAGTGCTGTATTTTTATTTCTGGAGTGGATTCTTGATGTTCGTGATGGCCTTTGGCTTGGAGGGTTGCTCTTGCCTCTATTGGGATTGACGGCGGTTTGGATATGCGTATCTGAGCCTTGGTCTATTCTGTGGGTGGTAGTCCTCGTAGTAGCAATCTTTGTGCTCCGGTTTATCTGGTCGTTGGTGAAAGCCCTCTTTTGGGGTTGCTGATATTTTCCGTACCCCACCAATTGTAGATTGCCCCTGTCCTTTAGGATGGGGGCTTTTTTGTGGAATTTCGCCTCTGTCAAAGCAATGAGATATGGCACGAAAGCAAAAAGATGATGTCTTAAACCTTATACTGTCCGTAAATGCAACGGAGGCGCAGCAGGAGATCCACCGACTCAGTAAAGCTAACCGGGAACTTGTCGAGGCAAACAAAGCTCGCGCAGCTAAGATGCGCGAGCTCGAAATGCTGGGCAAGAAAGAGACACAGGCATACACGAATCTGAAAGCTGCATATAAAGAGGCGGCTAAGGAAATGTCCAAAAATAGTGCTGAGATTGATAGACTCAAGAAGTCGTTAGACCTGACACATCTGTCCTATTCGCAGCTCAAGAGAGAAGCGAAGAGGCTTACTGCTCAGTTGGATGCTACGAGTAAGTCACTGCATCCGGCGGAGTGGAAGAAGCTCAACACCCGGCTACAAGAGGTTCGAAAACAAATGGACAGGGTTTCAGCCGGCTCACGAGGACTGGATGACTCTATCTGTGGTACGATCAAAAGTGCAGTGAAGCTGCAGGTGTCTATGCAAGGGGGAATTGTCGCATTAGTCGCATGGCTGAGGAATGCTCGGGATTTCGTGCGAGAAGGTATCCGTATCGCCGGCGTGGCACAGGGTATCGATGAGGCTTTCAGCCGGATTGCCAACAAGGACTATCTCTCCTCGCTTCGTGAGCAGACAAAAGGTCTACTTAATGACAATTTTTTGAGGAGGTTTACCGTGCAAGCAGATAATTTGGGCATTCCTATTCAGCACATGGGTAAGCTGCTGGCATTTGCCCAGCAGCGCGCTAAAGATACCGGGGAGAGCGTGGAGTATCTCTCTGAGTCTATTGTCAAGGGGCTTGGGCGCAAGAGTGTGCTCATCCTCGACAACTTGGGGCTGTCGGCTGTGCGGATTAATGAGGAGTTCAAGCGCACCGGCGACTTCTCCGCTGCTGTCACCAAAATTGTCGATGAGGAGATGGCAAAGGTGGGTAAGAGCCTGGATACAGCAGCTGAGGCGGATGTCCGCCGCGCGGTCCGCTGGCAGAACCTGCAGGAGCGGATAGGGGGCTATCTCGTCAAATTTTCGGATATGCGCAACAAGATCGAGTCGGGGTTCGTCGACTCCCTCGATCGATCCCTATCGTGGATCGAGAAGCATTGGTCAAAGATTACGCTGTTGTTTTATTCGCTCTCCTCTGCTATCGTGGTCTATAAGGCCGCGGTAAGTCGGGCTATCATACTCGAGAAGCTTCATGCTTTTTGGCTCGCGGCTAAGCGTGTGACCGTCATCGCTTCTTCTTCCGCTTATGCCCTCTTGACGGGCAATATCCTCCGCGCCAAGGCTGCGATGCGGATGCTGAACATCACAATGAAGGGAAACCTTTGGGGCTTGGTGGCTGCGGGCGTTGCTGCAGCAGGAGCGGCTCTTTATACCTTGTACAGGCGTTCGCAGGCCTTGACGGCCGAGAAAAAAGCGCTGATGGAGGTTTCCAAAAAGGCGACGGAAGAGTTTCACACGCAGGCGGCCAAGGTGGACGTGCTATCGAAGACGATCGAGAACAACAAGCTGAGCGTCGACGCTCGTCGTGCAGCAATCGAGAAGCTCAAAGAGATCATGCCGTCTTACAACGCTACGATCACGGAAGAAGGAGTACTGATCAATCACAACACCCTCGCGATAAGTGAGTATCTCCAGCAGCTCGAAAAGCAAATCAAGATGAAGGCAGCTCAAGAGGAGCTGGAGGAGGCTTACAGAAAGAAGCGTCAGCTTGAGAAGCAGCAAGATAAAGACCGAGCCGCTGTCAAAAAAGCGCAGGATGACTATGATCGACGCAAGAGTATCGTAACCTCTCAGGCGAACAGCAAGCTGTCCGGATCCGGCATGCGGCAGCTGGGAGTCGGGATGCAGACAAGTGGACTCGCGTCCGATTTGTCTGCTGCGAATCAGGCTCTCGAAAAGACTACGGCGGAACTGGAAAAGAATCAGGCTGTGATAGACGCTCTCGACAAGGAGATCACGACCTCTACCCAATCTCTCACCTCCGGTGCCACCAAGACTACGGCCGCTACCGTGTCGCTAATCAAAGTGGAGCAAGCCAAGCTGCTGCCGGAGACTTCCCAGGCGGAGATTACCGCAAAAAACAAGAAGATCGAAAGCATCGAAAAGGAAATAAACCGTCTGCGTGAGCTCGGACGCACCTCTAAGGATGCCGCCGATTCTGCTGCAAGGGCGGAAAAAGACCGTATCGAGTCGGTAAAAAGTGCCTCGGTGGAAGAAATACGTCTCTTCGAGGAGACGCAGACGCGCATCCGACTGGAGGCCAAGAAGCGGCAAGAATCCGGTAAGATGACAGCCGAAGAATATGCCTCTGTGGTGGCAGCTACCGAGAAAGCCTCTGCCGACTTCCGCCTCGAGCAATACCGCGAGCTCTATCGCTCGTTAGAGAACCTCGAGGTCCAGAACGGCAAGGACAAGAAGCGCGCCCTCGACGAAGCCTCCACGGCTATCCTCAAGGCAGAGGAAGATGTCATCGATAAGCGCATCGCCCTCAATGCATCACTGTCTGCCATCGCGGAGAAAGCATGGCAGGAGGTGCAGAAGAAGCAGAAAGCCGCCCGCGAGAAAGCCGATCTCGACAAGGAAGCCGGCAAGGCTCCGGACGAGATGCGTCAGCAGTTCGGTCTCGGTGGGCAAGAGCTTGAGAACAAGATGAAGCTGGCGGCACTCGATGAGTACTACAAGCAAGCTCTCGATAAGTATAAGGACAACGAACAGACGAAGCAGGAGCTGGCAGCCGTATATGCTCAAGCAAAAGCAAAGATCGAGATAGATGCCGAGGCGGAAAAGCTGCGCGCGCTGGCGGATATGGGCTTTGCCGGGCAGCTGGCCGCATTTGCTCAAGAAATGATTTCTCTTCGAGATCAGCATCGCCGGGGGCTGCTCGAGGAGCAAGAGTATCAAAAAAAGAAAGCGGACTTAAAAAAGAGGTTCACCGAATTCTCTGTGAAAGCTGTAACTGAGATCGCGGCATCTGCTGTGGGTTACATGCAAGAGCAGGAGATGATGGCGGTAGATCAGAAGTATGCTTCCGAGATCGCAGCTGCGCAGGGCAATCAGGAAAAGCTCCGCGAGATCGAGGAAAAGAAGGAGGCGGAGAAGCTTGCTATTCACAAGAAATATGCGGATATAAACTTCATCATCAAAGCTTCTGAAATCATTGCCAATACAGCGGTCGCAGTTATGAGGGCTATGGCCGAACTTGGTCCTATTGCCGGCCCGATTGCAGCCGTTGCCATGTCTGCAGCCGGCACGCTCCAGCTCGCTGTTGCCAATCAGGAGCGGATGAAGGTTAAGAACGCACAGCCGGGAGGTGGTAGAAGCTCTTCTTCGTCCACCTCCGGCATGCCTATGCGTGTCGCCAGTGGACGCGAGGATGGCGGATATATAGATGTAGAGCGCGAGCAGGATGGCAAGCGTTTCCGCGCCATGCACGAGCCACGCCGGCGCGGCTATGTAGATCGCCCGACGGTGATTGTCGGCGATGGGCCTGCCGGTCGCAGTCGTGAGTGGGTGGCGAGCAACGATGCCCTGTCTAACCCCACCGTCGCTCCGATTATCCGCATGCTCGATGCCGCCCAATTGAGCGGACAGATCCGCACTATCGATATGTCTGCCGTGCTGCGCAGACAGTTGGTCGGTCACCAGTCCGGCGGATATATCGCCGGCTCTGCATCACGAGTAGACACGCCCCCGCCGGCAACTGTGGCATCAGTCAGCAGCAACGACCGTGCAGTGCGCGCAATGGAGCGATTCATCGATATGATGGAGCGTGCAGGTCGGGAGGGGCTTCGTTCTACAGTCGTATTATCAGAGCTTCAGCGCAAGCAGGCGCTTGTCGACAAGGGTTCATCCATAGCTAAGAAAAAGTAATGACTATCAAACTGAAATCGGGAGAACAGCTCGATCTCCCTGTCGACTTCTCAGTCGAGATCAGTCGCATCAACCCGTTCTTCTCTGAGTACGGGGAGCATAGCGTTCCCGTGCAGCTCCCTCCATCCCCCAACAATGCACGCCTGCTGGGATTCCCGCACGATGTCGGGATGGGGAGTATCAAGACCTCCTTCGATGTCACGCTGCAGGATGGAGTCTTTTTCTATCCGGCAAAAATGGCACTGCTTTCAGCAAACGAGTCAGAGGGATACGAGTGCAACTTCATACTGAATATGGGACAGATGTACTCCGCCCTGCAGTCCGACAAGCTGTCTACCGTAATCGAGAAGCAGTACACGCGCCTCGACTATACCACCGCGACAGCTGCAATGCTGCACCTTGAGTCTGTCGCGCGCAAGAGCGAGATGACGGATGAGGACTTGATAGACATCTTCCCCGTGCTTGCCGATGCCCATATTTTGAATGAATACCAGGAGACAATAGCCAACACGGGACGGGTATTTGCAGCACATAAGGATCGCACTATCGACATAGATGGTCAGACGACTGTGATCCCTGCCGGCTTTCTGCTCACGCCCTTCCTGCGCTTACGTCCCTTGCTTGCTCGCATATTCAAACACTACGGCTATAAAGTCATAGACTGGGGCGCATTATCCGAGCACCCCTATCGGGATATGGTGTTGCTGAATCATAACTACGACACGGTGGCAAACGGCTATATAACGCCGCTCCAGCTTGCTCCGGACTGTTCGGTGAGCGACCTCCTGTCTGCCGTGGAAGGTAAGTTTCTCTCTCGATGGGTCGTGGACGAATCCACAACCTCTATCCGGTTCGTCCATTTCGACTCCTTGCTGTCGGGAGGTAGTACTGACATGACAGATCGGCTTGCCGGCAAGCCCACGTTCAGTTATCCGGTGCGGTATCGAAGGCTGGAGCTCAGGAGCGCATCCTATATACGACCTTCTTTCCCGGAAGGCGTGGACAACGAAAGTTTCGAGCAGCCGGAAAACTTGAAAGAAACGCTGAGAAAGCGATTCGGGCTCTGTGTAGATGTGCGGACGGGCATTCTGTACCGGTACATGGTTCTGCGAGATATGACTGGAAAGCTGCTTGCCGTCGGCTCGCTTATTGCAGACTATATAGATGAGCACAAGTCCTACGATCCAGAGGTGGTCGATTGCGGAGATACTGTGCCCGCGATGCAGCTTCCGCTGAGAGATACAGCCTTCAGCGATGTCGCGATACCGCAAGTTGGCGAGGGGCGTTGGCTTAATTCCTTCTGCCCACTTTCAGACGGCAAGGAGGACAAAGAGGAACGCAAGGGCGAACTCCCGATTATGTTTGCCCTGCCTGCGATCGGACCGGGAGGCATGCGGCAGGGCGGGTTGATCGATTCGCAAACGCAGAGGTCTATACTTTATCATGGGGAACAAGGCTTGTTCGCTCGGTTCGGCAAAAAGTATGATGAGCTTTTGCGGTATGGATTGACCGAGGCGGAGGTGCCTGTGCAGCTTAGGGGAGTAGACAAGATGGCGCTCTCCGCTACGACTCCGATCATAGTGTGCGGCAATCGATTCTTGCCCGAGTCGATCGATTACAGTACAGAGTCGGACTCCATTACCTCCCTCAAGCTGAGATCGCTAACGATGAAGCCGCACCTCAGCAGCCTTGATGCGGGGTATCTTGTGAGCGGTGATTACATCAGTTCGCTTGGGGCTACGTTGTCACAGCTCCCGACTCACACATGGTCGATAGAAAGGAGATGGAGGTTCAGCCCTGTTCCTGAGCATGCGATGGGGTCGCATGTCACCTTTTTCGCGGACGACATGTACGAGTGCCCGGGAGGGCATGACTTCGACCCCGGACCAACGACAGGACTGGGGAACGACTATCCGGCGAATACTATTTACTACTGGGGGGATGCTATCAACCAGCTGTCCGAAGCCTTCAAGCGGCGTGGCGATCGTGTCGTACCTGCCCCGACGCCTGAACAGATCGCTTCCGGAGGCAGCTATGTATATGCCGTCTCGCAGATCAAGACGTCAGAAGCCACTACTCCCCCGGATAATATAGAGCCTGATCCAGGTGGTGAGAATGGGAACAATCCGCCGAACTTGCCTCAGCCGGATTACTTCGTCCTCTATTTCTGCCTGAAGGTCAAGGCTCTGTAATGTTGTCCTTTGCCGCCAACGCCGGCGCGCGTTTTTTTGTGTTGTAAAGAGACGCGAACATGTACAGATTTCTTGAATCTTTCACTCTTTCCGGTGTGCACTACCTCGGAAACTTAAAGCCGATAACGGTGGAGACCGACGAGTCCACCCTGTCGGCTTCTGTTGCTGTATCTACAGGTTCTTCTCCTGTCGCTACAATACCCTTGAGCTATACCCCTTCCGGTGGTCGTGTCACGATCGACCTATCCGATTTGCTTCGTCCTTACTTCGAGTTTCAGATGCTCGAGCCCGGCGCACGTCTCGTCAAACAGGAGCGCATGCTGCTGGACGTCAAGGTCAGGCTTATGGGCGAGAATCAGCCGGCACTCTTCTTCCGCGTGATACGCGGAGGTATATCGGGTGTAGATGACAACGTAGAGGAGTGGCTGCGAAAAAATCCCCTCTCCTGGCAGCCTCGGAGGAAATATGTGATGTACAATCAGCCGGAATGGCTTACTCTCTACCTCCGCTCAGGAGATGGCGTCGTATATACTGTATATACAAAGAATGGAGGTACTAATCCTATCTCGGTTGCAGGACTGTCGCAGCAGATGACGAGCACGGGCGTCTTCACGTTCGACGTATCGCCGGCGGCTGTCCAAAAAGTGATAAACATCGCTGACGGCGACTACATTACTTATTACAAAGTGACCACCTCCGGCGGCGTAGAGATGCAGTACGTCCTCGACTCCCTTAAGGGCGAGGATGAGCGTTGGTTCTTTTGGCAGAACGGCCTCGGCGGAATGGATACGGCTCGCTTCTTTGGAGAAGAAGTGATGCTTATCAACTCAGAGGATAAGACCCTGTCTCGACAAGATGAAACTTATACCTACGACGTTGAGATGCCGGCGCGTTGGAAGCAGAATACCGGGAGCATATCTGTGCGCGAGCGGTTGTGGCTGCTCGACTTCTTGCGATCGCCATACCGATATCGCTATCGGCACGGTGTACTGCAGGCGATCATTATAACCGAGTCTGGAAGCGAGAGCTCGACTTCGGATAATATCTACGATTACAGCTTCACGTATGAGCTGTCCGACAGCGAAAACTTTTTGAACGTCGGGATACTCGACGCGCCACCGTCCTCATTCCCGTCGGTGCCATCGGTGGATTTTCCTTTACCCCCTCACCCTTCTGATCTCGCACCCTTGTCTGCGGGTGAGGGGGTATTCTTTGCGGGCTTCTATAATAATGTCTGGGGCATCATCGGGTATAATCAGTTGCTCGGCTCCATGCAGGAATCGCTTAAGGGCTATATCGACAAGCTGATCAAGGATTACACGGCTTGGTATCTTGCTCAAAGCGGCATACAGTCTTCCGCCAACACCGCGATCTTATCATCGTTCAGCGCGCAGCTCAAGACACTACGCGCGTCCAAGGATCAGATAATCGACAGCGTTGTGGATGTGGTGAAGGTCGCTCTCACAAATGCGGATCGGGAAGCACAGGCATCTTTGGATGCATTGCGTGCGTATTTCAGCGAGCATCCTTTTGCCGGCGATACTGCTCAAGACCTCATCGTTGCCGTCGAGGACGCGCTTGGGAGGTACGGCAAAGTGCTATACATCGCGCATAAATCCCTCAAGGATAAGCTCACTGATCAAATGCTCCAGCAGCTCGCGCAGATGGGTGAGGACTGCAATGCAACCGCCCTCGGCTACGCGACCCTCGCACAGCAGGAGGCATTTAATCAGGCTCAAGCATACACGAACCTGACCGCTGTCACGATTGACCAATCCATTACCGCCGCGCAAAATCTTTCGATTTTCATTCGCTCGACGGAGGGTCTGATCATCAAGCAGGAGCCCTCAACGACGCTAAGCGTCGGTGTCCGGTTCAACGGGGCGGATATAACGCGCGAGGTGCTTGAGATGGAACCCGCTGTCAACTTTATTTGGAGAAGAAAGACAAAGACCGGTCTGCATGACGGTATGACTGATGCCGAATGGGAGGCCTATGCGGTCGGTAGGCATGAGATCGTCGTGAATCGTGCATTGACGGACAAAATCCGTTTCTGGCTGGAGACATCCGCTGCTGATGACAGTCGAATAGTAGAACAATTTAGATATAAACGAGTATGACTTCTGAGATTTTAATAGTAAACTCAATCAAGGATGGCGCTGGACTTTCTCTTTCGGCTAATTCTATCGCCATCTCTAAGATTAAAGAGCTGCAGGCGTCTTCTTTGGCAAACAAAGATGCCCTTATCGATAGCATAATGAGCGCGGTCAATGTCATCGTACAGAAAGACCAAAACAACGAGGTTGATTATTCGAATCAGAATGCGCCGGAGATTGCAAATTTCAACAAAGCTTTAGGTGACGCATCTTCTGCTCTCGAGGACGACAAAAAAAGCAAGATCAGCAGCCTATCGGCTGCGCAGATTACTATCAATCAAAAGATCAACGACTCTGCTAATAAGATCACGAGTCTTGAAGCTTTTCAGGAGTCTCAGGGCTCTGTGAATGCATCCAACCTCGCAGTCCTTCAGGGGCTACAGTCCGATATGCAAGTGGCTCTGAAGAACAATATCGAGTTTTTCACCGGCAACTATATCCCGTCTCGATTCAATGCCCCCGCGGAGGCTTGGGACACGATCGAGCTGTGCAAACTTCATGAAGGAGATGAATATACGCTGCGCGTAGATGAGTCCAGTCCTCCGGAAGCACAAGGACTGAACGCTTATCAATACAAATTCCTTCGAACGGTTAAAGGAGAGCCGACATCCGTCAATGACTTCAAGTGGGAGATGGTTGGGTCCGGACCGATCGCTTCTTTGAGTGCGTCGGTCTTAACTCTCAACGACAAGGTCGAGCAGAACAATTCGGATGAGAATTTTATTGGCAAGGTGAATGCGAACTCTTTGGTAATCATTGATAAGGTAAAAGAGCCGACCGCCGCTCTCGCTTCTCAGAAGCTTAAGGATGATCAGGATTTCAAGGATGCCGTGACTCCCAAAATAAACCCGGTGTCCGGAATGTGGAAAAAAGCGGACGGGTCAGATTCTGACAACTACGCCGTTGCTGACAAAGTCCCGGCTTTTTCCTCCGCGGTTCAGGCGGCGAACAGTTCTGCGGACAATGCAAATGATAAAGCGACCCTCGCGCAGCAAAAGGCTGACGCAGCAGACTCTGCTGCCGTACAGGCTCTTAATGCAAAAACTATTGTCCTCAACGCTAAAGACGCCGGTGAGTTTTCCAACGTCCGTCTTTTCGTCGACCGCGTTGGCGACTTTCGGAACGGCAAGGTCGTGGACGGCGTTGGGGGGTACGTGGCGTTGGTCCCTCGCTGGGCTATCGGAGGAGTCGAAAAACAAGTGCAAGGCTCCGGTAAAACAATCAAGTGGTACAAAAAAAATACGTCCGGCCCGGATACGTTGAAAAAAACCGTGACGGCGACCGGGTCTGTAGACGTCCGTCTCCTGCTGGGAGACGGTGAAATGGGCACTTACTATTTTGATTTGAATGTATAATGCATAGCGAGCAGGCGAACGTATTGGATTTGGTAGCTGAGCTTGACGCTGTGCAGGCTCAGCAGCTCGTACAGGTCGGGCAGTCAGTCAACGATCTGTGGGATAGCTTTGGAACTCCTCACTTATCTCAAAAGGTTCCTTCCCTGGGAGCATACCTCTCTCTCATCTCGCAAATAGAGGCGAAGGCGATGCAAAAGAATGGTAACTCGTACGTCTGCGACACAATCGATATTGCGTTTGCAAATAGCCCTTTCATCCTGCCTGATCCGGCTGTGATGGAAGGGCGCGAGTTATCGCTATTCAAGTCTTACGCAAATACCTACTGCGGAGGATACGACCGCTGTGTGTATGTACATTATCATGGCAATACGGCATCTTCTGTCCGTGGAGGGGTCGTCTTCGGTGGGAGTCATGATATACTGCAGACTACAACAACGACTGCTCCCGGTGGAGGGATTGCACATTCGTCCATCTCCGGCTGTACCGCGTATTTTCCGCGGCTCACGAACGGCACGCATGCCCTCAAGGAGATTGCATGTGGAGAGCAGATCGTTTTAACTTTTCGCGCTGTCGCAATTCGCGGCAAACACTACTGGCTGGTTGTCAATCAGTCGGAAGCCGCTGCGAAACTGTCGCACCAAGAAGCTTCTGGCTTGCTCCTTGCGGAAAAGAAAGTATCTGGCGCGACTCCCTGGGTAGCAAAGCTTAACGGTGTCATTATCCCTCGCACCTATATTACCTCGAATAATTTTAGCGTGACGGAGGAGATGGCTCGGATCACTTATAACGGTACGAGTTCGCGAGCGACGATGACCGTACCATACTCCCTGCCGGACGGTTTTGAGTTCCGAGTGCAGAACAACACGAGATATCCCTTGTCTCTCGCAGGGAAAACTATTGTCGGAGGTATCAGATCTATACCTGCTCGCAGTATCTACAACATTCGGGTGGAGTCTGCAGGTTTGATCTTATCTCCACACCTAAAAAACTTAGACTCATCAACAGGCGAATAAAGAAAAAGAACATGAATACAGCTACTAAATCGAAAAGGAACAACCCTTCCAGCGCGGTGAAATTCTATTTGGCGTGCGCTCTGATCTTCGTGGGCGTAATACTATTATTTAGCGCGTTCTGGGTGCCACCAACGGGGAACATTCACGAAAGCGTGCTCATTGCTTTTGGACAAATTTTGGTGTTTTCAGGAGCATTGATAGGCATTGACTACAACTATCGTTACAAGACGATTCAGTTGCAAAGCAAACTGCACGACATGGTACGAGAGGAGATTTCGAGAAGAGAAGAGTCTATCGAAAAAGAGGAATCAAATGAAAGTTCTGATTGACAACGGACACGGCGAAAATACGCCGGGGAAGCGATCTCCGGACGGCCGACTCCGTGAGTACCTCTACACGCGTCAGATTGCGGAAGAGGTGGTTGCAGAGCTGCGTCGACGGGGATACGAGGCAGAGCGTATTGTGCGAGAGAATATAGACGTATCGCTCGCAACGCGTGTGCGCCGCATCAATGACGTTTGCAAGGAGCTAGGCTCTGCGAATGTCTTGCTTGTATCGATACATAACGATGCAGCCGGCGACGGCAGCCGTTGGATGCAGGCGGGCGGTTGGAGTTGTTACACAACGCCCGGACGCACCAAGTCCGATCGGCTGGCAGAGTGTCTGTACGATGCGGCGAGCAGGCATCTACATGAATACGCTAAGATACAGGCCGCCGGTAAGGGGCAGGGCTTATACTCGCTCAAGCAAGCCCCTATCCGCACAGACCTGACAGACGGGGATAGGGACAAGGAGGCGAATTTCTTCATTTTGAGGCATACTGATTGTGCCGCCGTCCTAACGGAGAATCTATTTCAGGATAACCGCTCGGACGTGGAGTTTCTCCTGTCGGCTGCAGGGAGACGTGCTATCGTGAGCTTGCATGTAGAGGGGATCGTTAACTATTTGTCATCATTATGAGCAGCAGGAAGCGCAAGCACGATCTCGTTGCTTTTTTGACACTCGTCGCCGTTTGCGTGACCGTCTTTGTCGCATTCTGTCTGGTGGGGTGTAAGGTTAAGAGTAGTTCCTCGCAGCGCATAAAGTTGGACAGGACGGAGAGCCTCGTGAGCGATGTGTCTCGAGGCGGGGTTGAGGTGCAGAAAACGCAAGAGCAGCGCGTCACGACCTCCAGTGCTGCATCTGCAGTACAGTCCTGGATTAACGGGTCGGTAGACTTGGAGCTGGTAACGAGGCAGTACAACAGGGATAGCCTCGGTACCTACCTCGCCGCTGAATCGACACTCAAGCGCAAGGAGTCAAGCGAATCCGGCTACAAGTCGGAGCTTACTTTGTCGATCCTCGACAGCATCCTGCAGATCCGCATCGATAGTGCCGTGTCGGCAGAGCGCGAATGGATTGCGAGTACCAGCAAAGAACATTCCGATTCTCGAGAGCGCAGTTCGCGCTCTGTTAATGCTTTCCCGGCTTCGACTATCATTGTGGGCAGCATACTGTTATTTATCATCCTCACCCGTTCGGGCCGGGGCATTACAATAATCAATAAATTCAAAAAGCTATGGAGCAAAAGCAAGTAGACATGACGGAGATCGTACACTTTGTCACAGTCAGCGAGATGCACAAGGCATCTAAAGCCTCGCGTAAGCATTTTAACGAGGTCTTTTCGTTCGCCTATGGGCTTAATTTCAAGGGGATCTCTCTGCTGCAGAAAGAAAAGATCATCAAGCAACTCAATGCTATCTGTCAAGATGGGGCGTCTGTCTTGAAGAAGCAGCACGTTCGAGAAGTGACAGGCAGAGGAGGCATCAAGTTCCTCTACTGTGAGGGCGTTCGCCTCACACTCTTACCCTTCAGCGTGTGGGGCTGCAAGGGATAAGCAAGCTACTATGAAAAAAGAAAGCCGGACACATTCGAATGCGTCTGGCTTTCTTTTTTGTTACTAGGAGAGACTATTCTTTCCGCTCTTCGATTATTCGCTCGAGGTCGGATCGCGACTTAACGACGATCACTTTTCCATCCATCTCGATATATCCCTTTATCTCTGCAGCCTCCGGGGGGAAGAGTTCCCTCGTTGGCACCTCGAGCGCCTTTGCGATATTGTCTAATGTGTCAAGGGTCGGGTTCTTGACCTTGCCTCCGAGGAGGCGGCTCACCGCCGGCCGGGCAATGCCGGCCCTGTCTGCGAGTGTCGTTATTTGCATCCCGCGCCTGTCCATCAGCTCTCGTATCCGTGCGATTGTCTTGTCTATCGCCATTTGTTGCATTGTTTGTTACGTCTGCAAATATAGCGTTTTTGCCTTTTGTGTTACAGGTTTTGCGGTGCTCGTAACATAAAAGTGAAATTTTTGCCCGAAAAATTTGGTGGAGTTGATTTTTGTGTTACATTTGCAGTGCAGAAAAGTAACAAACAAATCAACAAAAGACAGAAACAATGAAAACGATGGAACAAACAATTCAGGATTACATCAAAGCCCAGCTTCTCGAAAACTATTATGGAGCCATTGGCTATAGTTATAAGGAGTGGCTTAAGGTGTAGGCCGAAAACGAACCGGGCTTCTTCGCATATTTATTTAATGCGTCTGGCGAAGACTCTATAGATAGTATCAACGATCTGTCAGATAGACAACGCGAGTCTTGGGAGGAGTTCCTCAACGAGGTGGATAACCTGACGGTCGGCGACTACATCAATCACTTTGACTCAGATACAGCCGACGAGACGCTTCTATACCCTGTTCGCAGGGATGGAGATTATTACTGGATTACTGGAGCCGAGTTGGAAGAAATGTGGGACGAGCCTGCAATACGCGTTTGGGACAGGGATGTTTTCAACGAAAATCGCTGGGAAGAGCGCGGAGGTGACAATGTAGATATGGGGAAGGACTTCGAGTGGATAAAGGTTGGTACAGGCTTATACATCGGCATTTGGTAAAATAACCGCCCTCGCCCAACGCGGGGGCATAAACAAGTAAACATCATGGCTACAACAAAACATTATAATGTATACGTAAGAGGCGAGTTTGTGTGCGACACATGGCAGCAGAACAAGAAAGAAGCAATCGACGTAGCATACTTCCATTACGGATATGGATATAGGAAAAAAGATTTTACAGCAGAGCTGTCAGATAAGCAACAACATGGGCCCTACCTCGTGGGACCCAACGGACGTCGCCTCCCAATTTAATCTAAACAATAAACAACATAATAGATATGAGACTTAAAAGCTTACTTATTGAAGGACGTTTGGACGAGCTTACAGCTGTCGAACGTTGGACCGTTTTTGGGGATAAGAATGAAATGCTTTGTGTTGATGCGCGGCATTTCGAATTCTACGGAGACTGTGGCGAACTGCAAGAAGATGCGTATACGTGGTATGTGCCTTATTCTTTTGATGGAAAGGCTGTTCAGCCCGGAGACTTGCTTGCAGTCGAGACCACGGTCGGTCACGGCGTCCAACTTGTTGTGGCTGTGTGCACTCCTTATGTGCGTCCGTTGTCCGGTCTGATCGAGGAGGGGCATCCGTACTGTGGCATCATCAGTAACCTCGGAGATACATCCTTGGCCGATGGACGTCGCACGCATGAATTGGACTTAGTCAATGTAATGTAACTTCTGCGACAATGAAGTCCACCCGTATCACCACCTACCTGCGCGCCTCCTTGGCGTGTAGGAGGTGCTCGGTAACCCTTAAGGGGAGCATGCGCAATGCTGCTAATTACCTCGAGCGCTACGAGGTCTATGTCGGCAAATACGTGATGAGCAAGGACTTTGATTATATATGCGTTGAGAGCTTTTTTAATTACATACGTCTTAACTACGATCTGAGACACAACACGGTTGTCAAGATTGCACAAACAATCGTGGCGGCAGTAAATCGCATGCGGAAAGATGGCATGCCGGTCGGTCGAGACTACGAGGACTTCCGGCTCAGGGAGGAAGAGGTTACGACCGTAGCGTTATCAGACGAAGAGGTCGAGCGTATTTACAAGCTCAAGGTCAACAAAAAGTCCGCGATCATACGCGACCTTTTTGTTTTCGCGTGCGAGACGGGGCTCCGGTATTCCGACCTGATTGCAATCAGAGACGAGAACATAAACAATGACACCCTATCCATCAAGACCAAAAAGACGTCTGTAAAGGTTGTGATACCGCTACGTCGCCGTGCTCGAGAGATTGTACGCCGGCATGGAGGTGCTGTTCGATACACAGACTCGCAGACTAATTACAATAAGCGCGTCAAGACGTTGTGCAAGCGAGCTGGTATTACCGACAAAGTGTTTTGCGAGTACAGAAAGGGGGCTAAAACATATCGTAAATCAATACCCCGATACGCTCTTGTGTCAAGTCATACAGCGCGTAGGACTTTCGCTACGAACGCATACCTTGCCGGCATTCTGCCGGCGCGCATCATGCTCATTACCGGGCACAAGACGGAGCAGGCATTTTTTCGGTATATACGAATCGATAAGGTGCGCAATGCTCAAGAGCTGGCCCAGATGGATTTCTTCAAATAGATTTTTCACACCCATCAAAAAAATGCTGAAAAACTTGTATGGTACGAAAATTCGTACTATATTTGTGGTGTGATAAAAAACAAGTGAGTATGAAACTAACAGAAAAAGAAGAAGAACTCATCCGAGCGATTAGAAACTACAGAAAGAGTTATCCAAACGGTCACCCACAGTTGTTGTACTATGCATCACAACTATTTGACGAGCTGATCGAAGTTTTTTAAGAACCGACCCCTCCCGCCTCGGTGGGAGGGGCAGACCCAAAAAGAAATATGGAAATAATACAGGTCATAAAGGAACAACGAGTAAGAGATCAGATGCAAGACATTCTGGTCGACATCTCATGGAGGGGCATTGCTCACCGTTATTTTGGGAAGTCCGCATCATGGCTATATCACAAGATGGACGGCATCGATGGGAACGGCAAACCCAATGGATTTAATGATGCCGAGAAGGAACAGCTCAGAGGAGCATTGTGCGACCTCTCCGAGCGTATCCGCCGCGCTGCAGATAAACTATAGCTCTCGGGCGGTAACTCTCCGCCCTTATCACACCTCCGCCCCATGCCGACTGAGAGCTTCGGCATGGGGCTTTTTTTGTAGGACGGTTGGACGGTTGGACGGGAAAATTTCAACGGCGGAGTAGAAAAACATTAAAACTCCCCCTCGAATCGAAGGATATCCGCGTTTGCTTTTCGCGCCCTCTTTTGCGCATATATCTCAGTTACTGATACGCTGGAGTGGCGTGCCTGGTCACGAACGGCGATAGCGGGAATATTTTTGTCAAGCATGTCCGACACGCCGGAGTCCTTAAGGGAATAAAACTGATAGCTCTCTGGGAGCTTCAGCTTGCGCCGCATCTTAAGCCACTCGTCGCGAAAAATTTTTTCGCTTCGTCTGTCCCTTCCTGGCATGAATCTATCTGAGAAAATATAATAGTTATTCGGATGGTGGTGTATCTCCAGCTCGATCATCATATTGATCACAACATCTGGCAGTGTCGTGATCTGTTCTTTTCGGTTCTTTGCGACCTCTCGCCGTATTAGCAATACACGATCTTTATAGCTGAGATCACCGACCTGCAACAGGCTGAGCTCCTTCGGCCGCACGAAACAGTAGTACTCGAGGTAGCAGGCAAGGAGATAGTGTTTGTTGTGTTCGCTTAGATACTCATATATTTTCCTCAAGTCGCTGGAGCTGATGATATTGCGCTCCTTTTGTGGTAGCCGGCTTTTGCTGATTGACTTGATTTTTGCGGTAGGGTCGTTGTTGAGATACCCTCGCTCGAGGAAGAACTTACACATCACGCTGAGAACACGTATGTAATTATTGTATGTTTTTGCGGTGTTCCCCCGATCGATATATATGTAGTCAAGAAAATCATTCAGGTATCGAGCGTCCATCTGATATATATATGTAGCGGGCGCCTTCAGCTTGCTGTTGTATCTCAGCAAGTTGCGAACCTTTGAGGCGTATTCTACGTATGTAGCTTCTCGTGTTATACCATCCCTCATTAGTCGTTCCTGCCGTCTGATCCAGTCTGTGACTGCGTCCTCGAACTTGGCATAACCTTTTATCGACTCCGCATCTATAAAAGGATTCCAACCTTGCCGTAGCTGTTCGTTCAGCCGCGTGCAAAGGTCGCGCCCATATCGCTTGCGCTCTGCCGCAGGCTTGATATGATTTAGCTTATACCGTTTGCGTCGTAGCTTCTTAAGCGCCGGATCGTAAGCATAAAGGGATACATAAGTCTCCTTACCCACTCGCAGCTCTGCGGGTGAGTAAGACATAATTTCATCGATATTATTTGCCATGTGTCGTCAAAAAAATTTTTTTGCGACCTCGGCTGCTCTCGATTGCTGCGGGACTGTCCCGTATCTGTCCCGCTCTTTTTTATATAGGAACGGGTAACTGCTTGGCTTATTTGCAGTTACCCGTTTACCAGTCGGGGTGACTGGATTCGAACCAGCGACCACACGCCCCCCAGACGCGTACTCTAACCGGGCTGAGCTACACCCCGCTTGCTTATTGCGTTGCAAAGGTAGGTTTTTTTATTTACCCTCCAAGAGTTTCGCGATAAAAATCGAAACATTCGTGCAACATTTTCTCCGTTATCTCACATGGTTCTGCCGGTAAGCCTATCCCTTTGAGGGGAATGAGCCTGATTTTGCCTTCCAGATTCTTCTTATCCTTCATGCAAAAAGCGGTCAGAGCCGGATATTGCTTACAGGTGAAAAAGAAGGGTGAGTAGTATTCTTTGGACCATGAGACCAGCGAGTAGAGGATTTCCCGAGGGAAACCATGTGCCACCACCGAATAATAGAGTTCGCAGATAAGGCCGATCATGACTGCATGGCCATGCGAGAGGCCTACATTTCCCGGTAGGCTATAGGAAAAGCTCTCTACCGCATGCCCGACGGTATGTCCCAGATTGAGTATGCTTCTAAGTCCGGATTCGTGCAAGTCCCGATTTACTATCGACTCCTTGAAAGCTACGCTATGCCGAACGATCTCTTCCCATGCCTTCATATTGTTACCGAACGGATCGAGAGATATGACTCCCTTCCACTCATCCGCTCCCATGAGAAGAGCATGCTTTATCAATTCTGCATATCCCGACAGCAGTTCACGGTCGGGTAGGGTAGAGAGGAAAGCACAGTCGCAGAAGACTGCTTCCGGCAGATGGAAAGTGCCTATTTCATTTTTGACGCCTTCGAAGTCTATGCCTGTCTTCCCTCCGACCGAAGCATCTACCATCCCCATCAGCGTTGTGCTGAGGTTTACCGTTCGGATACCTCGCTTATAGACCGAAGCGACGAAGCCGCCCAAGTCCGTAATGGTACCACCTCCTATATTCAATAGTAGAGAGCGGCGCGAAGCACCTCTTTCGCTCAGCCATCGCCATAGGGGCAGGCAGTTTTCCCACTGTTTGATCGTTTCCCCTCCGGAGAGCAAATACCAATCATCCGCGGCCGTTAGTGCTCTGATCGCAGCAATTCGCTCTGCATGCAGCGTTGCCACTGCCTCGTCGCACAAAACGAACAATCGGTCGTAAGCTATACCCGACAGTGCAGGTACCAGCTTACGACCGATAATATCTGTTCCGACGATGACCACAGGCTACAGGGGGATCAGTCCGTTAGCTCCGCTTCGGTCAGTATCTGCTGAATGGCAGCAGGCAGTCCTTTGGGATTCTTGCCGCCCGCCGTAGCAAAGTGAGGCTGTCCGCCACCACCGCCCTGTATGTGCTTGGCGGCAGTTCGCACCAGTTTGGCTGCATTCATTCCTCCCTCTGTGAGGTCTTTCGAGAGCATCACTGTCAGTGCGCATTTTTCGCCACCTTCGGTCGTTCCTGCTATGAGGACGAAGCTCTCTTGCAGTTCGCCGGCTATCTGGAAAGCTATATCCTTGGCCGTCTCTGCCTCCATGATCTCCTGAAAGAGGAAAAGACGGATACCACGGCGACGAACGTCCTGCTCGAGAAGCGACTTTTTGAACTTCAGCATGCGTTCGTGCTTCATGTCCGCTATCTGTTTTTTCAGACTTGCATCCTCTTCGAGCATTTTCTTGATGGACTTGATCAGGTTCGGATTGTTGTTGAACAGCTCCTTTACAGCCAGCAGAATATCTTCTTTCTCGTATATGAAACGTTCGGCACCGATGCCCGTTACGGCTTCAATTCGACGAACTCCCGATGCTATCGAACTTTCCGTAACGATACGGAATGTCCCGATCATGCCGGTAGAGGGAATGTGCGTACCTCCGCACAACTCTACCGAAGAGCCATATTTGAGTACACGCACTTCTTCGCCATACTTCTCTCCGAAGAGGGCCATGGCTCCCATAGCCTGTGCTTCGGCAATCGGCACATCGCGAAACTCTTCCCGTTGGAAGTCGGCACGTATCCGCTCGGATACCAATTCTTCCACCTTTCGGATCTCCTCCGGAGACATCTTGCCGAAGTGGGAGAAGTCGAAACGAAGCACCTCCGGACTGACGAACGAACCCTTCTGCTCCACATGCGTTCCGAGGACTTCGCGCAGAGCTTCGTGCAGCAAGTGCGTAGCCGTATGGTTGGCCTCTGCCTGGCGGCGTTTGTCCTGATTGATCCGTGCCACGAAAGTATCCGTCGTGCTTTCGGGCAATTTCTTCATCAGGTGTACCGAGAGGTTGTTTTCGCGTTTCGTGTCGAATACATCATAGGCTACACCCGACTCGTCGATCAGCTGACCGCTGTCGCCTACCTGTCCACCCATCTCCGCATAGAAAGGAGTGTCCGAGAGTACCACCTGAAAGTATTCCTTGTTTTTCTGCTTCACCTGACGGTAGCGCAGGATCTCTGTTTCCGTTTCGGTGAAGTCGTATCCTGAGAATTTGGATTCACCCTCACGCAGCACTACCCAGTCGCCGGCTTCTACGGCAGCGGCATTGCGGGCACGCTCTTTTTGCTTCTGCATCTCCGTGTCGAAGCTTGATTCGTCCACCGTCATTCCATTTTCCGATAGGATCAGGGCTGTGAGGTCGAGGGGGAATCCGAACGTATCGTACAATTCGAAGGCAGCGGCACCGTCCAATACGGTGGAGCCGGCAGCCTTATTGTCGGCTATTTTTTTCTCCAGCAGGCGGATACCCGTTTCCAGTGTACGCAGGAAGCTCTCTTCCTCTTCTTTGATCACGCGGCTGATCAGTTCGCGCTGTGCTTGCAATTCGGGATAAGCATCGCCCATTGTATCGATCAGTGTCGGCAGCAATCGGTACATGAACGCTTCGCGGCAGTGCAGGAAGGTGTAGCCGTAGCGAACCGCACGGCGCAGGATACGGCGAATGACATAGCCGGCTTTGGCATTGGAGGGCAATTGGCCGTCCGTGATGGCAAAGGCGATAGTCCGGATGTGGTCGGCCACTACGCGCATGGCTATATCCGAGGTGGAATCCTCTCCGTATCCGATCCCCGTCATCGTAGCCAAAGCATGGATAAGGGGTTGAAAGACATCCGTATCGTAATTGGAAGTCTTGCCCTGCAAGGCCATACACAGACGCTCGAATCCCATGCCCGTATCGATCACCTTGTGTGGCAGAGGCGTCAGGGAAGAATCGGCTTTCCGATTGTATTGCATGAAGACGAGGTTCCATATCTCGATGACCTGCGGATGGCTCTTATTGATCAGCTCCAAACCGTTTATTTGGGCACGCTCTTCGTCCGAACGCAGGTCGATATGTATTTCCGAGCAGGGACCGCAGGGGCCGGTATCGCCCATTTCCCAGAAGTTGTCGTGCTTATTACCGTTGATGATTCGCTCTTCGGGCAGAAATTGTGCCCAGTAAGATGCTGCCTCATCATCGCGGTCAAGGCCTTCTTCGGGGCTGCCTTCGAATACGGTAGCATAGAGATGCTGAGGATCCAGACCCAATACCGTCACCAAGTATTCCCAAGCCCATTCGATGGCTTCTTTCTTGAAGTAATCGCCGAACGACCAGTTGCCGAGCATCTCGAACATGGTATGATGATAGGTGTCATGGCCTACCTCTTCGAGGTCGTTGTGCTTGCCGCTTACACGCAGACACTTCTGCGAGTCTGCTACACGAGTGTATTTAGCCTCGGTATTTCCGAGTATGATGTCTTTGAACTGATTCATGCCGGCATTGGTGAACATGAGCGTAGGGTCGCCTTTGATCACCATGGGGGCAGAGGGAACGATTTTATGACCTTTTGAGGCAAAAAAAGTCTTGAACGACTCTCTGATTTCTTTTGACGTGAGCAT